TATTTTTTGTTTTATTTTTTGCTGTTGCATATACATTATAGTTAATGAAAATGTTGATATATCAACATTTTATGTTCTATAGTACACACGCATTAATTATTTTTTGTAGTCAAGTGTAGTCAAAAATTCAATTGTTCGATTACTTTCTGAGCTTCAATTTGATTGTCTTGATTTATATGTGTATATAAATTAAGCGTGATTTCAATGTTTTTATGTCCGAGTAACATCTGCACAGTTTTAGGCTTAACATTAGTTTCTGAAATCAGCAAAGTAGCGAACGTATGACGAAAACCATGCACTGTAATTTCTCTCAGTTCAGGATGTGCATGATAAATTTCATTTAACCAAGTATTAGGTGCAGATAAATGTAAAAAAGTATCATTTACTGTATGGAATAATTTTTCACTTGTAGATTGTTTCTGATATTCAATTAATAAGTCTCGTAAGGCAGACGAGATAGGAATTTTACGATTAGAAGTTCTTGATTTAGGCGTTTGCAAAATTAATTGACTGTTAAAACCACTTGATAAAGTTTTACTAACAGACAATAGATTGTTTTCAAAGTCGATATCTTGCCAAGTCAAGGCTAAACATTCACTCCTCCTCAAACCCGTACAAGCTAATATTTTGAAAAAGGTATATTGCATAATGGAGCGTGTTTTTGCAATTTTTAAAAATAATTCTAGCTCTTCTCTAGTATAAACATTCTTTTCAATATCACGCCTTTTTCTTGTTGTTTTCTTAGGAATTAAAACCCGTTTTACTAAGTTAGATGATACATAATTCAATCTCATACCATACTCAAAAAGAGCGTTCATTATTGCTATAACACGACGAAAAGCCACTAATTCAGTAGCTTTTTTATCTGCCCACTTTTGCAAAGCAACAACCGTGATTTTATCTATAAATTGATTGCCAAAGCATGGTTTAATATGATTTGTGTAAACATTTTTCTCCATTCTAGCACTAGACTCTTTAACGGCGTTTTTGTAATTCTCAAACCATATCTTGTGTAGTTCATCAATTGTTATCTGATTTTGTTTAACAAAATCATCAGCCTTAACTCTAGTTAATTGATTATAAACTTGATCAGCGTCAGCATATGTTTTAAACCCCCGACGAGTAGTAACAATTCTTTTACCGTTGCTATTTTCGCCGAGGGATATTTTAAAATAGTATCTTTTTTGCCCGTTTTTAAGCGTGTACTCTTTAATGCTTAAATTTGTTTTACGTGGCATTTAAAACACCACCTTACCTAAAATTCTAACTTGTTCACCATTAAAATACATTGGTTCATACTTAGGATTGATAGACTTTAAAACAATCTTTTTGCTTCCATAGTCTACATAATACTTTTTGCAGGTGACAGCAGAGCCGTTAATTTCAAAAATACCAATCTCACCAATTTCGAGAGTAGGTTGTTCATGGTAAAAGATAATTGAATTGTTGGCAATCTTAGGTTCCATAGAATCACCTTTAATGTGAATAGCCTTATCAGCCTTAGCAGGGATGTTAGATAAATCAATTAGTTCAGCATCTAAATCACCATAATCTAGCGGAAGACCAGCGGCGGAGCTACCAACAAGGTATATAGAGCGGTGCTCATTCAAATTGCTGTTTTGCTCGTCTAGTTGCTGTTGGGCGTAACTATATACTTTATGTTTTCTAATATCAGCTAATTGATTATAAACAGGCAAAATATCTATTTGTTTGTCAGTTTGTTTTTCTACTAAATCTGATTTTTTGATGTTGAAGTAATTAGCTAGAATTTCAATTTTATCAATTCGTGGATAGGTTTTGGCGTTAATCCAATCTGAAACTGTCATATATTTGAAACCTAATGTATCACATAAAGCGTTTCTATCAACACCGTACTTATACATGTAATATTTTAAGTTTTGAGAAAATATTTCTTTGTTGCCTAAAGCCATTTTGAATTCTCCTTTCCTTATATTATATTTTTATAATATTTTACGGCTAAACCGTAAAAAAGTAAAGAAAACCATAAAAAAATGTTGATATCACGGTTAAACCGTGATAAACTATAATCAGTTAAAGGAAAGGAGGAAAGCCATGGAAGATTGGAACAAAAAAATAGATGAGATCACTGAATTGGTCAGCAAACTCATCCGGTTAGCACTAGAGATCGGAACTCTAGCGTCAGTTATTAAAATGATACTGGACAGTATCAGATAAACAAAGACAAGGGAGAAGCAAAATGCGACGCCCTTATCTTTGACAATTATACCAGTCTTTCAACAGGCAAACAATATGCTAAAAAAAGTAATCTTCTTATTATGGCAAATTATAAAATTAATTTTGATTATTTTAGGTTTGATGTATTTATTTAAATTGATTTAGTAGAAAGGAGCGAAGATATTGCAAATGACATTGAAGATGCTAAGAGTTAGTCATGATTTAACTCAGAAAGAAGCAAGCAAAAAAGTAGGAGTATCTGAAGGCACTTGGAGCAACTGGGAACATTTTAAGACTTTCCCTGATGCAGAAAAAATTAGAAAAATTGAAGAAGTGTTTTCTACCAAATATGATGAAATTCTTTTTTTTAGGGTTAATCACGGTTTAACCGTAAAGCATCAATCTAATAAATAATTAAAAACAAGGGGTGAGCAAAACGTTCCCCCCTATAAAAGAAAAGGATAGAGACATGAACAATGAAACACACAATTTAACATTGAGATTAAAAAAAGGCTTATACGAAAGCCTAAAGAAAATAAGTGAAGAAAAAGGAATTACAGTACATGAATTAATAGTTTTAGCTATTGTAGACAAGTATAACGTTTAGATTATTTCTTTTGTGAGTTGATATATTGTTTAATTGCAAATTCAATTTCTTTATTCAATGATCTTGAATTATTTTCAGCAATTATTCTTAATTGATCTATTATTTCTTTTTCTATTTTTAATGGATATTGGTATATAGACATTGTTAATCCTCCTATAAAATATATCTTTATCATATCATAAATATATCATTTTAAAAAGATATCTAAAAGATATTGACAAGATATCAGAATGAAGATACAATTTAGATATCTAAAAGAAATCTAAAAGGAGTGCAAAAAATGAAAAAACAATATTTATTGAGAATACCAAAGAATATCAAAGAAAACTTGCAAAAGTATGGTGATGAAAAGGGTGTTAGCTTAAATGCAGTTATATTAAGTGCAATTGATGATTATATTGAAAAGAAAGGAATTAAGTAATTATGGACAACATAGAAAGCGGTATCCAAACATTCTATTTCGAACACAACAGAATCCAAATGATGGCGATTGGTAGTGACCCATATTTCAGCTTAGAAGATGTTTGCGAAATATTGAAAATCAAAGACACAAAGAGAGCTAAAACAAGATTAGATGAACAAGGCGTCTGCGATGCAATGACCCTTACGTCAAGTGGATTTCAGAAAAAGGACTTTATAAGTGAAACTAACCTATACAGATTGATTTTTAAATCACACAGACTAGAAAACATAAAATTTGCCGTTTGGATGACGTCTGAAGTATTGCCAATTTTTACTCGAAATAAAATTGCTAAAGAACTAATCAAGGATATTGAAGTGCTGAGAACCAATGACCTTGAAAAGCTGAGAGAAAGGAACAGTTTGAAATGATTGACAACAAAATTCAAATATTCAATTTTGAAAATAACGAAGTTAGAACATTAAACATTGACGGTAAACCATATTTTGTTGGTAAAGATATAGCAGCTGTTTTAGGATATAGCAATCCTCAAAAAGCTCTTCGGGCTCATGTAGATGAGGAAGATAAAACGGTGAACGAATCGTTCACCGTCAACGGAACTAAGGCTGTGTTGATTAACGAATCAGGCTTGTACAGTTTAATCCTATCTAGCAAAATGCCAAATGCTAAGAAATTCAAAAGGTGGGTAACGTCCGAAGTATTACCAGCTATCGTTCATAAGGGCGTGTATATGACTGATGATGTTATTGAAAAGGTTATCAAAGACCCCGATTTTATTATTAAGTTGGCTACAGAATTGAAAGAGGAGAAAACAAAACGCCTTGTAGCTGAACAACAAGTATATGAGTTAAAACCTAAAGCAACATATTATGACTTAGTTTTGCAAAATAAATCATTACTATCAGTTACACAAATTGCTAAAGATTATGGCAAGTCTGCTAAATGGTTGAATGAAAAATTACACGAGTTAGGCATGCAATACAAACAAGGTTCAACATGGCTTTTATATCAAAAATACGCTGATAAAGGTTATACACAAAGCACAACACATGTGATTGATGAATGTAACGCTAAATTGCTTACAAAGTGGACACAAGCAGGCAGATTAGCAATCTATCAAATATTGAAAAGTAAAAACATTCTACCACTTATTGAAAGGAGTTAAGCACTATGCAAGTAGTAATCCCAGACGAAGTAATCAAAAAATGCGTTATTCAAGAATATTTTAACGTTGGTGAATCCGCACTATTTTTAGGTATTAGCCGCAGTAAATTTAGCGAAATTGCTAAGAAATACGATTTAAAACCTTATGTAATCGATGAACGAGTATTTTACAAGAAAAGCAATTTAAACGCTTTTATGGAAAAGCACAAGGCAGGTAAATAATGTTTAAGAAATTTAATGAATTAGTTAATAAAGATTTAGAAACAGACGAGAAATTAAGCAAAAGAGATACAAGCATATTATTACTTACATATATATTTTTTGTTGTTGGCTGTATGGCTGCACTTTATCTCTTAGTATCACCATGTTTATAGAGAAAGCAGGAAAACAAAATGAAAAGCAAACATAAAAAAGTTGTTATTGATGTTACACAATTTGCAGAAACACTCACATACATAGCCTTAATTTTAGCAGTAGGTGCAGTGCTTATATGGTGGCTATCACAACCAGAATTTGTGATTAATCCAGCCTTGAAAATGTAGGAGTTAGAAATATGAAAATTTACGAAATTAATGAAAAAATACAAGAATTACAAAATAAAGATATTGAACCAGAGCTTTTAAAAGATACGTTAGAAAGCTTACAACTAGAGCTAAACATTAAACTAGACAGTATAGCAAGTTGGATCGAATCAAACAAAATGAAAATTGATTGGTGCAAAAAGAAAAAGTTAGATTTTGCAGAAAAATAAAAAGCACTAGAAAACCAGAACGAGCGACTGAATGAATTTCTAACTTACCAATTGAAGTTACAAAACAAAACCAACTTAGAAACTGATAACCATGTTTTACATTTAAGAAACTTTAAGCAACGTGTATGTGTACCAGATGTACAACAAATACCAATCGACTATGTAATTGTTAAAGAAACCAGAACAGCTGATAAAACTAAGTTATATCAAGATTTAAAGAACGGTAAGCAAATTATGGGTGCTAGTCTTGAAGAAAATAAAAAGGTCATAATTGATTAATGTATCAATTAAGACCTTATCAAGAAGATTTAATTAACAAAATAATTAAATCTATGAAAAATAAAAAGAGGGTAATTATCGTTCAGTCACCGCCTAGAACTGGTAAAACTGTAGTCATGGCTGAAATTGCCAGACGTACTACCCTTAATAAAAATAATACTCTTTTTATTATTCATCGTAAAGAAATTTTAGAGCAGGCAGTGGCAACTTTTAAAAAGCAAAATGTAGACATGAATTATTTTACAGGCGGTATGGTGCAAACACTTTCTAGACACCTAGACAAGTTAAAAACACCTAAACTAATCATGATTGATGAGGGACATCACGCCCTAGCAAAATCATATTTAAAAATTTTAGAAAAATATTCTCATGCTTATGTATTGCTTTTTACAGCTACACCATGGAGATTAGGCAAGCAACAACTAGACCATATAGCAGATGATGTAATTGTTGGTAAATCAATTAAAGAATTGATTTCTGAAAAATATTTAGCTAATTTTAAATATTTTTCACCGCCTAATGGCTTTAATTTTGACGAATTAAAAAAATCTAGTACAGGCGACTATACCGCACAATCCATGGCTAACGCTGATACAGGTACACTATACGGCGATATTGTTAAACAATACTTACGATTAGCAAAAGGCAAGCAAGCAGTAGCCTATAGCTACTCAATTGAATCTGCGAAAAGAATTGCAGACGTCTTTAATAAAAAAGGTATCACCGCTTATGAAGTTGATAGTAATACACCAACTGAAAAGCGAGATACCATAATTAGAAAATTTAAAGCGAAAGAACTAATGATTTTAGTAAACGTGAACTTATTCACAGAGGGCATTGATTTGCCCGATGTTGACTGTGTAATAATGGCACGTCCAACTACTAGCTTAGCACTTTTTTTACAATTTTCTATGAGATGTTTGAACCCTAGAGAGGGCAAAATAGCAATTATTATTGACCATGCTAACAATGTGAAAAAGTTTGGTTTACCAGATGATGAGAGAGATTGGAAAAAAGCAATTATTTCTCACTCTAGCAAAAAATCAAAACTCAATACAGAAACAAATTCAGGCGTGGCAATTGCTACATGTAATCATTGTTTCGCAGTGGTATTAGTATCACAAGTTGTTAACAATACTTGCCCGATATGTGGACAAGTTATGCACATACCGAAAAAGAAAAAAGTTATTGATGTTGACTTAGTAGAAGCTAAAAAACAGGCTATCAGAAAAGCAATCATGGTTAAAGTTGCTAACAAAAAAGTTGATGAATTAAAAACCATGTATGAATTTGCCAGCTATGCAAAAATACACGGATATAAACCAGGATGGGCATTCTACATGGCTAAAAAGAAAGGAATTATTAAATGATTACATTACCAAAAGTTGAATTAAAACATCCAAAACCGCAACCGCATAATTTCTTTATATGGGGCGAAACAATGAGCGGTAAGAGTTATTTTGCAAGCTTTTTCCCTAACCCACTAGTACTTAACACGGATGGTAATTCAGAGCAAGGGCAAGCTCCAGCAATTCAAATTAGAAATATCAGAGATGAAAGAGGAAACTTAATTCAAAATTCTATTGAACAAGTAGTGAAAATTATTACAGCATTACAAAATCAACAGAATTTACCAGAAGATAAGAGATTTAAAACAATCATTATTGATGTTATTGATGACATTACAGTTATGTTTGAACAAGCAATCTGCTTATCTCATCATGTAAATTCTATCGGTGAGATACCATACGGCGGAGGTTATGGCATGCTACAGTCTGTTTTTCAACAGTTTGTCATGGACTTAAAAGCCTTACCACTAGACGTAATTTTTATCAGTCGTGAAGTATCAAATGTTGACATGAAAACGGGCGAGGTTACCTATAAAGCGTCATTAAAAGACAAGTACTACAACGTTGTTAACGGTAATTGTGATTTAGTAATTAGAACATCTCGTGAGGGATATGGGCAAAATATTTCATACTTTAGAGATATTAAAGCAGTGAGAACTAAATACTCACCTAAAGACATAACAAATAAAAAAATATTAAAATTGCTTTCCTCTTGTCAAGGGATGTTTAGCAAAGAAGATTTAAAAAATATGGAGGATAAATAATTATGAGTTTAGCAGATATTGTAAAGAAAATTGAAAACGGTGAAATTACACAAAATAATGAATTACCAGACGGTAAATACACAACAAGATTAACAGCAGTAGCACATAACGTACCAAAAGGCGGTAACTTAGATTACTTAAGTTTTAAGTTCACAGTTGTTGACGGTGAATTTAAAAGCCGAACTATAATTATGTTTCCATCTCTTAGAGAAACTAAAAAAGACGGTTCACCTATGAGCGAGCGTTTCTTAGCTAATCAAGTAATGATGATTAAGCAAATAGGAGAAGCCGTTGGCTTAGATGTACCGAACAAATGTTTTTTAGGCGATACCGAAAGCGACAACTATCACGAAATAGAAACTACTTTTAACAATCCAGAGTATTTAGGTAAGTTAGTATCAGTCAAAATATCAACTACTCCAAATAAACAGCATCCAGAAAATCCGTGGAAAAATTATGAATTTGAGAAAGTAGAAGAAAAAGCCGACCCATTCCAGGAAACAAACAACGAAATTGAAGTTACTGAGGAAGATTTACCATTTTAAGAGGTTCACATTATGAGTATAAACTTAATGAACTTTGCAATAGCATACGCAAAGAAAGGTTTTTCAGTGATACCGATTAGTCCAGAAAGTAAAAGACCACTGATTAAATTTGCCAACCTACCACCACTCACGGTGGAGGAGATAACCGCCTTATGGTGTAAATATCCAACCGCCAATATTGCACTAAAAACTGATAAATTCATTGTACTTGATATTGACCGACACGAGATTGACGGTTTTGAATCTATCAAAGCATTACACCGCCCCGACTGGTTTCTAAACACCTTAAGTGAAAAAACAGCACATAACGGTTTACATTTTTTCTACCGAAAGCCGAAGAATATGAAAATGACACAGGTAATAGGTATTTTACCTGGTGTAGATTTGAAAGCTAACAAAAATAACTATGTTGTTGTTGCCCCGTCCGTGTTTGGTTATGGATATTACAAGTGGTTAAATCACTTACCAATGAAAGACGTACCAAAAGACATGCTAGAGTGGATAAAATCAAAAAAAGGCGTTGTAAATCGTGTAAAAATTTCAACTGTTTTTAATAATGGACTAACAAAAGCAGGAGAAAAAATTAACACCATATACAACGGTTTAGGCGATACGGGTAAGAGAAATGATACATTAGCATCCCTTATGGGATGGCTATTAAGACAAGGCATAGACGCAGAACAGGCTTTTAATTTATGCACTAAGGCAAACAATAACACGCCTAACCCCTTATCAGAAAGGGAGGTATATGCAACGTGCACATCCATTTTAGAATCAGAAATCAGGAGATTGAGTGGTAATGGATAACAAAAAAGACGTTATCAATTTGAAAGATTTTGCGGAATTGATGAAAAAATATCAAGAATCAAAAGAGGACGCAAAAGAAAAAGAATTACCATTCTCAACTAGTGAAAATGGCAGTTTAAAAACAAATAGTGTTAAAAATATCATGTTGATTTTAGAACATGATGAGAAAGTCATGAATGTTTTTAAGTATAACGACTTTTTAAAAAGAATCGACATTGTCCGTAGTATTACACTAACAGTTGACGGTAAGGAAGAAAAAATCACAGAAGATACCAGCCTTGACGATATAGCGGATACTATTGGTAGTTACATCGAGTACACACCAGAATATAAAAATGCTGCTTTTAAATCAACATTAATTTTGCAGGCAATTGGTAACGTGGCAAGGCGTAACCATTACAACCCGATTATAGACTACCTAGAAAAAGCAGCTAAAGAATATGACGGAAACCCCCGTATGGACACCGCATTTTATGATTTCTTAGGCGTAGAAAAAAATGAAGTTAATGCAATAATCACCAACTTATTTTTTTATGGCTTAATTCAACAAATTTACGAACCAGGTACACCACTAGATTTTATTTTTGACTTTGTAGGTAGTCAGGGCGTAGGTAAAACAACATTTTTAAAAAAGATTGCCCCGATGAATTTATACAGTGACCAATTCTGTACATTCAACGGTAAAGATGATTTATTAAAAATTGCACAGGCGATAATCGTTAATGATGATGAAATGGCAGTAAGTGACGCAACAACATTTAACGAAGTCAAAAAATTCTCAACTATGCAAATTATAAGTTTTCGTGAGCCTTACGGTAGAACTAGCAAAAACTTTAAAAGACATTTTGTATTTACACGTACTACCAACGAAATAGCACACTTGCGAGATAAGTCAGGCGACAGGCGTTTTTTAGTACTAGAGGCAGACGAAAGCCGAGTTACAAAAAACTTATGGCAAGATTTTGACGAAGAATATAAAAAGCAATTGTTAGGTGAAGCAGTCAATTTTTATAAAGTCTGCAAAAAGTCAAATGTTAATCCGCTTGTATTAACGCCAAAACAAAAGCAGATGATTGATGAAAGTAAGGAAGATTACCGATACTCTACAGGACTAGAAGACGCCTTGATGGACTTACTAGAGGGCAAATTCAAAGACAGGGAGTATATACAAACCGAAGAATTATCACTTGAGTTGTTCCATGGTGACAAATACAAGATGACCAATGGTAGCGAAGAATCAAAAAAAGTACGTTATTACTTAGAGCATTGTGGCTATAAACCAGCTAGAATGCGAATACATGGAGAGCAAAAACGTGGCTTTGTAAAACGAAAATAATTAAATTTGTGTGCCAGCGTGCCAACGGTGTGCCAACGGTGTGCCAGGGCGATGGCACAGGCTAAGCCCTACGGGGACAAGCCTTTATATATATATTATATATATGTGCCAACGATAATAATAATAATAATAATAATATTTTATATAGGGTATATATAAGTATAAGGGGCGGTGTCACGCAGAGCGGTGGCACAGAAATGAGCTAAACCCTTGCAGGAGTAGGCTGTAGGTGGTGACTAGGCGGTGGAGTATCGGTGGCACGAGTGAACACACAATGAGAGCTAAACCCTTGTGAGAGTAAGACTTTAGTGACGGTTCGGCGGTGGTGCAGTAGGTGGCACAGGCAGTGGCACAACAAGAAAGGATATAAAAATTGATTGATAGCAAAATATTAATATACACGATAACAGGGAAAGCCCCGAAATCAGAGATTAAAGAAATTATGTATTGGCTTACTTTTAAAAAGAAAATGACAACATTTGAAGTAAAAAAGATGATTAGCGTTATAACTAAAAACGCCGATTATTCACCAGATAAGTTAGTAGCTAAAACAATGATTGAAATTGAGGGATGGAAAGCAAGATTATGGACACCGAACATATTTTTGAAATCCTAGCAGGCGGACATATCAGGAACAACGAAGTATATGATTTTTTATTTACGCTATATGACTATGGCTTATCTTTAGAGCAGATAAGGCGGTTAATGTGGATTGCTAGACGCAACAAAGAAAATAAAGCGGGCTTACAAGCAGAGCAAGAACGATTTTATAAAGATATTGAGGGCATGGACGATTGACAGAGGAACACGAAATACAGAAAAAAATTCAGGTAGCAGTATCACAAAGAAATTGCACAATCTTCAGAGCAAACGTAGGCAAGATATTTTTGAGTGACGGCGGCTATTTTGATACAGGCTTACCAAAAGGCTTTCCCGACTTGTTTGGTTTCAGGTGGTGTGATCATCACATATTTTTTATTGAGGTTAAAAGCAAGACAGGCAAGCCGTCAGAAGAACAAGTAAGATTTCATGAATTTCTACAGTCACATCAAATTATTCATGGGTTGGCACGTAGCGAAAAAGACGCCTTATTGATTGTTGAGGGAGGGCTTATAGGCTATGGTTACTAGAAGAAAAGCAAAAAGTGATAAGTTAATGGCACTAGTTCATGAACTAGAGCTTGAGTACGGTTCAATAGTTAACGTACCATATGCAGATAGGAGATTAATTCAAATGCAAAAATTAGCAGAAGATGACGAAGTGAAAAAAATTGTCAGAAGAAATTCAATCATGGCTACAACATTGAAAACATTGAAAAGCGTAAAAGATAAAGAATTAGTAAATTTGATAATTGAATCAAAAATCAGTTTATCCGCATTAGCGAAAGAGTTGCGAGTAGGCTATGTATACTTTAAAAAGAGATTGATTGAAAACAAAGTCGATGAAGAGGAAAAGCAAAGAATTATCAAGGCATTAAAACACAAAATCGAGTTTGAAAAGACAACCGCTAATTATGACGAAGAAGAAATAGCAAACAGACTCAAGACAAATGGCAGTTCTGCTGAAGTAGTCAAAGAAGTATTTAAGGCAGTATTAGCGATATTACAAGAAAAGCATGAAGTAATTATTCCAGACTTTGGCACTTTTAAATGTTTTCCAGATATACCAAAAATAACTTTTTCGACAGAACCAAAAATAAAAAAAGAAATTAAACGTAGCTATATAGAAAGTTTGAAGTAATGCGAATATACTTAAATCAGTAGCAGGTTATAATGGTGAAAGAGTTAAGAATAAAAAAATAAACAGCCGTTATAGCTTTGCTATAGAGGCTTGCCGTGACCTAGTTCGAGCCGAATAGACTAGTAGCAAGTCCACAAGCATCACCACGTGACTTATATTTTAAACTTAGGAAATATAAGTCGCCTTTCTAATTAAAAGAGCTATTTTCTTTTAAAACCTTAGGATATTGATACAAGAGAAAAGAAAAGTTAAAAGCTTTTCTTTTTTTTCTTTACAGGCTTATGAGGTTGCGGGTCTTTATTGCCTTTTCTTGATTTTGAGCTATTCATTTATATTTTCCAGCCCGTGTGCGGTGCAACTCCGTACAAGCCTATAATTTTAAGAAAGGGGCATGATTTTTTTATGAGGCGTGCAATTTTCTTACACTTAGAAACAATATTAAAAGACTATCCCCGTATGGATGTATACATAGCAGAAAGACAAAACAATAAATTTTTACATATTGCAGATGACAAGGCGATATGTACAATGCGAGAACAACAGGCAGCAATTAAGCAGACATTGGCAAAATCAAATCATTTAGAAATTAAAATCATTGAGCAGTTATATTTTTATCGAGATACTAATAAGACACTAGACGGTATAGCGTTGGACATGCACATATCCAGAAACACCATTTTTTACCAACGAAATAAATTTTTAGAAAATTTAAGACGTGAGCTAGGATGGTAATTTTAGGGGCTATAGGTTGATATAAGCCTAAATCTAAGCAAAAACGAATTTTCACTTTTCAAAAAAATGCAGGCAATTTTATATATGCTTGCATTTTTTTATTGTATTTAGTTGTGACATGCTTTAAGCAAAGAAATAATATAATCATACTAAACAAATATAAAAACGATGTATGAGCCTTATATAGACAAATAGAGGTATTCTATAAAATAACATGCACATTTGAATTAAACTCAAATATGAGTTGAGCTAGCCTAATATGCACATATGGCATATACAGACATATATGGTATATGTACAGGCACATATGGTGTGTGCATATTTATAAGGCGTTCGTATGCATATACAATGTATACACATACAACAGTATTTAATATAAACACGCTGAATATATAGCTGATGTGTCAGATAATACCAGAAATTGTAAACGTGGTTATGCTGTGTGTGAGTTTATATTAGTTGAGTATAAATACATCAGTTTAAAATAAAATCGATGTACGGGCTTTATATGGGCAAATAGAGGTATATAGATTTATGTGGTTAATTATTAATTAATGCTAGACAATGAGTAAGACAGATAAAATAGACAGATTAAGCAATCTATATATGCAGAACAACACCAGATAAGATTACAGATGAGTTTATATTAGTCGAGTATAAATACACTAGCTTAAAATAAAAACGGTGTATGGGCTTTATATGGACAAATAAAGGCATACAATAAAACACACACCAAGATAAGTTGATGTGTGTTTTTGTTTCGTTTTGTTTTGAAAATCTCCGCCGACATCTCGGGACTTCGAATAAGTAGGAGAAAAAGAGGGGGGAGGGTATGGAAAATATCTATAAAATTAAGGCGGTTTTGAAAGCTAATGTTCGTGTTTTCAAAGTATAGTTTTATGGTGTGTATATATGCTTATATGTGCTTGTGTGTATATATAATAGTATATAAAATTTTTGCAAAAAAATATATATTTTTGCTTGACTATCAGACACCCATGATATATGATATAAGCATGAGGGGAGGAGTTAAAAGATGACACCAGAGCAAAAAGAAAAGCACAAACAAGCACAAAGGCGATATATGGAAAAGATGAAAGCACAAGCACAAGCAGGCGACGAAGTAGCAAAGAAAACAATTGAAAGAGAAAAAAAAAGGTGTAGACTATCAAGCACGCTATCATATATCAAGCTCCACGCTAGCATGGAAGATATCAAAAAAATCAAAAAAATTATAAAAAATCGTGAAAAACTATTGACAAGTGACGAAAAAAGAGATACTATATAAGTATAAATAGAAAAGGAAAGAGGGAAAAATGATGAGCACGTTAAAAGCATACGAAGATAGATATTCTTACACGGTAAGAGGGGAAAATTTCAAAAAAGGTTTTGAAAGCCTGATTATTGAGCTATCAAAAGGGGTGGAGTGCGATTATACTATTTACATCGATACAGAAAAAAATGACATTGATGCAGATCCAACTTGCAACTACAGAGGTCTTCCCAAAACTTACTATGGCATAAATGTCGCAGTTATGGACTGGAAAGCTTATGACCACTCAGTAAGCGAGTGCTACAGCTATGAAGAGCTAGAGGACTATATAACAGAAGATGAAAAAAAAGAGCTAAGAAAAAAGTTTGAAGAAGAAAAAGGCTACAGTGAGGATCTTTTTGAAAGTAAAGAGGGCTTTTATGAAGACTACGCAGGCGACTATAAATATTTTTTACTAGATGCAGGAAATAAAAATATAGATGAAGGAGTAGAAAACTTTATTAAAGAAAGCATAGGTGGCTACACAGAGCAGTTCGATGAAAATTATCGTGAGCTATTAGAAGATGAGAAATTAGAAGACGAAGAAGAGGAGGAGTAAAAGCATGGTACTCACACCAGCAGAAAAAAGTAAAAGATACAGGGAAAGACTAAAAGAGAAAGCACAAGCAGGCGACAAGCACGCTATAGAAATGCTAGAAAAAAAGCGGGAGAAGTCCCGCACGCTAAAAAGTAGATTTAGTACATGCTTATCATACATACGTTTGCATGCTACAAAAGAAGAGATAGAAGAAATAAAAAAAGTTATAAAAAATAAAGAAAATGTTGACAAGTGACGAAAAAATCGTTATTATATAAGTATAAAAAAAGAAGTAAGCGAATATAGCTAAAATTAACGCTTACTTCAAAGTAATAAAGTCACTTTACAAAATGACAAGTCTTATTATAAGAGATTACCTCCATTTTGTAAAGTGCAAGCATGGAGGTTTTTATTATGTGTAAATTGTTAGAAGATGGGTTGAAACTATTAGACAAAAAAGATAGATTAAATTACGTTTTAAATGAAATAAATTTCAACGATAGTAAAGAGGATATCTATGTTTGGGATTTTGTCGGGCATTTGTTTGATCCGATATGGTGTGACGGCGGATTTTTCTACTATGATTTCTACATTGAAAAGGCTATCAATGAAGAATACGATTTTTGTCAGATTTTACAAGCGTTTGAAGATAGGGGCTATACTGCAGAATTTTATAAGCAATTGAATCTCGGGGAAGTGTATTTGTTCTTGTGTGAGTGTGAGCTAGAAGATAGGATCAATTTTTATTTTTATGAAGATTTTTATTCAACTGATAAAGAAAATTTTATAGCGTCGCTGTATGCGATTGGTCGAGATTACGGATTGGAAAATTTAAAAAATGTATGTATACAAAGAGCAGAAAAAGCGGGTTTTAAAGATTTTTTAGGGAGATAGCACGATGATTTATATGCAGCATTACACCGACGGCAAAAAAATATTTGGCTTAAAAGAAATACCGAATATGTCTGATTTAGATCATCCTTTTATTGAAGTTTATGAAGTTGGTAACAAGGGGTTGTGTGGTGACACTCTTGGATATTGTTTTGATCACCTAAAGGGCGACGATTTAGATAATTTTATTACAAAAACATTTAATTTGAAAAAAGTAAGTTCCCCAGACACCGCGGCGAAAAAGCACGGTTGTCATAGCCTAAACACTTACGATATCCAAAAGTTAGAGGACTTGTGGAATAGCATTTATTATTGAAAATAAATTAAAGCACGATATATAATATCGTGCTTTTTTTTGTGCCTATATTTACAAGGCAATATAAAGCGATTTAAGCTGACTTTATCAAGCATGTATAGTTCTACATGCTTTTTGTTTTGTACTTTATTGGTACTTTTAAGGGGCTTTTCGGGCGTATATTAGCTATAAAGGCATTAAAGGAGGGTTCAAGTTGCCGATACTACACAAGTGTAGGAAGAGCGGTTGCCACGAGCTAGTAGATACCACTAGCAATTATTGTAAAAAGCATACCAGGGCATACGCCCGAGAGTATGACAAGCTACGCACAAGCCGTGACTTGACACGTGATTACAGACGCTTTTATCACTCTAAAGCTTGGCGAGTGCTAAGGGTGGAAAAGCTTTCAATTAATCCATTGTGCGAAGAGTGCTTAAAAAAGCATGTATTTACTTTAGCTACAGAAGTACATCATAAGCATGAAGTCTTTTATTACTGGAGCGAAAGATTAGACATCGAAAATTTGGAGAGCCTATGCAAAAGTTGCCACGAAAAAATTCATAAAAGCGGATATTACAGGGCTAAAAATTCTGAAGAAAAATAAAAATGTTGATTTTAGCAAAACCCGAACCCCCTCAAACATAGGGGGCTATAATGTTCGTGTGTTCTGAACCGACCCGCAGTTTTCCTCACGCGAAATTCCTAATATAGAGCCTTTTTTAGGACACTAAAAAATAGCTAAAAATAGCGAAAACCGAACATTAGCAAAATAAAGAAAGGAGATAAAAGCATGGCAGGAAGACCAAGAAAACATTCTACTCAAGATGTTCTTTCACATAAGACAAAAGCAGAAATAGCACAAAAGAAAGAAGAAGAAAAACTTGCAGGGCAAGAAAACTTCAAAAGATTAAGCACTACACCACCAGATACATTAATTGATGATGTGGCAAAAAAAGAATATAGGCGTGTTGTTCCATTACTAAACAATTTAGATGTAACAGCACTCGATAGAACTATTGTTATAAATTATTGTAATTCTTACTCTATGTACTTACAAGCGATAGAGGACGTAAAAAAGAATGGTGTAGTTCTCAAAGGCAGGAAAAACCCCGCTTTTAATGTCTATTTAGATATGCAAAGAGAACTTAGAGCGACTAGCGGGCAGTTAGGAATGACACTAGACAGCCGAACAAAGTTAATCAAGGTTGAAGAACACAAAGAAGAAAAAGACCCGTACGAAGAATTTGATGATATCCAATGATTGACCAGGTAACAACATACGCAAAAGCAATAGTAAGCAAAAAGATATCAGCGAATAAGAAAGTAATGCAAGCATGTAAACGTCATCTAAAAGATTTAGAAAAATCTAAACAAGATGATTATCCTTATTACTTTGATGTTCATAAATCTGAAACAGTTATAAAGTTTATAGGCAGTTTGCCAAACCCTGATGACGGTAAGCCAATGACGCTAATTAATTTTCAAGCGTTTATCGTTGGTTCATTGTTTGGTTGGAAGAAGAAAAAAACAGGATATAGGCGTTTCACAATGGCAATAGTTTCCATGGCACGTAAACAAGGTAAATCAATCATCGTGGCAGGTATAGCGTTATACATGCTTAGATATGAAAAAACACCACTAGTGGCAAGACAGATTTACACCGCCGCAAACAAGCGAGACCAAGCCAAAGTTACATTTAATTATGCAGTAGCCTTTTTAGATTCTTTACGTAAGATATCAAAATATTTTAGACAGCATACCAGAATAAAGCGAGATGAAATTGAAGACGTATCAAGTCACTCTTTCATCAAGCCGCTAGCCAAAGAAACAAAAGGTATACAAGGTTTAAACGCCTTATTAGGTATCTTAGATGAGCAGGCAGACAGTAATGACCGCACAGTGTTAGAAGCTATCCAGAAATCACAAAGACAGCAAGAACAGCCACTAACGATAGTGATATCAACTGTATCAACTAATGTGAATGGTTGGTTTCATGAGAAAGAGTACAGATACGCAACACAAGTACTCAATGGTGAGATAAAAGACGATTCATATTTTGCAATATGGTATGAACAAGAAAGTGACGAAGAATTACAAGATGAGAAAACATGGATAAAATCAAACCCGATACTAATCAACAAAAAGATTAGTAAAAAGTTGTTACCTAAACTACGTGAAGATTGGGAAAGAGCACAAAGCATGGAAACAACAACATCATCGAAAATTTTCACGTTCAACATGTGGCAACAAGCGTCTGAAGATTCATATATCAGCGTTAAAGAATGGGCGAATACATTGGTTGAAGAAAAGCCGAATTTATACGGTAGAGATGTTTATTTAGGAATGGACTTAGCCCGTGTTGGTGACTTATCAGCCGTTAGTTGGGTAGTACCGATAGAAGAAGAAAACAAGTTTTACGTAGACGGACACGGTTTCGTTGGTACTCGTGGAGGCATTGAGAACAAAATTCAGCGAGATAAGATTGAATATTCAATGCTACACAAGCGAGGAGAAGTAACATTCAGCAACTTGCAAAGTGGCAATATCGATGACCAGCAAATAATTGATTATATTTACAACCTGATTAATGAATATCATTGGAATGTTATAGGTATTTGCTATGACAGATACTCAGCAAATCACATAATCGATACATTCAACGAAGATGGTTTCACGATGATTGATGTAGCACAAGGATACGCAACATTAAGTGAACCAACAAAACAGTTTCGAAAGTTGGTACAAGATAAGAAAATCATGCACCCCGATAATCGAATGTTAGAGATAGCGGTAAACAACTCAGTAGTAAAGAGTGTTAATGACGCTATCATTTTGGATAAGACCATGTATAGAAACAAAATCGACTTATTAGCCGCATTACTAGACGCATTCACGCAAGCGTACAATCATGATTTCTCAACGAGTTATTCAAAGGATGACGATTACTATGAAAATCAATTTCATTTTTAGAAATATACATACAATATTTTGCTTGATTGGACTTTTTTGTTTTTCAACAGGATTGTTTTTAATCAACGCACCTACAGGATTTATAGGTACAGGAATAATTTTTATTATTCTAGCAATCTATATAGACCGTACAACTAACTAAAAAAAGAAAGGAGGTGAACAAATGACTTTTTTTCGTTCATTAACAAGCATAAATGATATGTCTGATTTTTCTTGCTTTCCAACAAGTCAGGAATATACCAGCGTTGATAAATTGCAAAATTCAAATGTTTTTACAGCGGTGAATGTAATTGCTAATGATATAGCAACAAACCCGATAAAGCTTGAAAGCGATAATGTTAATCACATAGCAGATGAAAATTTCAGCGATTTAAATTATTTGCTTAATGTAAAGCCTAATAGTTATATGTCAGCAAGGGATTTTAAATACGCATTAACAGCTAATTTGCTTTTAACAGGCAATGGATATGCCAGAATACTAAAAACGAAAGCAGGGCAGCCGATGTCATTGGTGTTGCTATATCCTAGTTGGGTAACTGTAGAAATTGATGAAGATAGCAATATTAGATATGTGATTCAAGACAATACACACAACCCTTATATTCTGGCACCAGATGAAATTATCCACGTTAAATTTTTATCGACTAATGGTTTGATAGGCACAAGCCCTCTTTACTCATTAGCCGATGAAATGAAACTACAAAAACAGGGTAACAAGTTATTAAATGATTTCTTTGGTTCAGGTATTAATGGTTCAGCAATTCTTAAAATGCCAGGTAAACCATCACCAGACGCAAGAGCCAAGATAAGGGAAGAATGGATCAAGGCAAACACAGGTGAAAAGACACACCGTGTAATGGTATTAGCAGGTAATGAAGAATATACACCAGTTGAAATAGATACATCTATTTTGAAAATTGTAAATTCTAATGATTACACTACTAAGCAAATAGCGAAAGCATTTGGTATACCAGTTTCCAGATTAGGGCTTGAAAATGCACATACATCATTGACACAAAGCAACCTAGACTACATTCAGAACTCACTAGACCACTATTTCAATCGGATAACATCAGAACTAAATATTAAGTTATTAACATATGAACAAGCACTTAATTATCACTTTGAATTTGATGTATCACGATTAATGGAACTAGACACAGAAACCAACATGAAAGAAACGTTGAATTGGTTTCAGAATGGATTGATTGATGACAATGAAGCAAGACAACGTTTAGGCTATGCACCGCATAATGACGATATGGCAGGAACAAGAATTGTGATGAGTAACTTTATACCAATAGAAAATATAAAGGATAACTATCCGAATAATGTTGTCCAAGAAAAAACAGATGAAACGAACGGGGAAAAGTAGAAATTATGGAGATTAGAAACTTATCAGGCAAACCGTCTTTAGATAAAAAAGAGTCAAAGGTTACAGGTACAGCAGTTGTATTTAATCAATGGTCGGAAGATTTAGGCGGATTTATAGAAACTATAAGCCCTAACGCATTCGACAATGTTGATTTAGAAGATATTGTTTTGCTATATAACCATGATACAGGAGCGGTTTTATCTCGAACTAGTGCGGATACATTGAGTATCAACATAGACGAAAATGGTTTGCACTTCACAGGAAGATTACCAGATACCACTTTAGGTAAAGACGTTTTAACGAACTTACGCAATGGCAACATTCAGGGTATGAGTTTTGGTTTTACTATTGACGCCGATGATTGGCAAGAAACGGAAAACAGTGACCAATTAAAACACATTATTAAGTCAATTGGTAAACTTTATGAAATTTCATTAACACCTTTCCCAGCGTACAAAGAAACAGATGTAGCCTTGTCTGAACGTTCAAGAAAGAAATATCAAACACTTGAAGCAGATAAAGCATGGTTAGAATTACAAAAAGAATTGAACATCAAGGAGATATAGAATGTTTGAAGAAAAAATCAAAAAAGCTACAGAAAAGCTTAGTAAATTAATTGAAGAACGCAGTGCATTATTGACACAAGCGGACGAAAAGGCAAACGCCGATAAAATTCATGAAATCAGAACTAAATTGTCTGAAAAGAATGAAGAAATCAAGAACACTAAAAGTGAGATTGAAGACTATAAAGCATTGGCAGAACAAGAAAAAAGAACAATAGACTTGCCGAAAGAAAACAAAGAAGTTAAAAAAGTTAACACACGTGACGCAATCAACAAATATATTCATACACGTGACGCAAGCGACGCCGCACAAGTAGGTTTAAAGACTGATGACAACCAAGTTATTATTCCTAAGGACTTACAATACAAACCAGAAAAAGTACCAGAAACTGTAGTCGATTTGTCCAAGCTGGCACTAGAATATAAAGCACCAGCAGGAGCAGGAACTTATCCACTTATTAAGAGAGTTAATGCAGTTTTAAACACAACTGAAGAATTACAAAAAACACCAGCATTGCAAAAGCCAGAATTTTTGGACGTTGATTACAAGGTTAAGACTTATAGAGGAGCTATTCCAGTATCTCAAGAAGACATTCAAGATACACAAGCCGATTTATTAGGTATCGTGGCACAACAAGCACAAGAACAAAAGCTTAACACTGTAAACGCAAAAATCACTGAAGCATTATCAAGTTTTGATAAAGTAACCGCTACAGGTGTAGACGATATCAAGAAAATTTTAAACGTAACATTAGACCCAGCCTACAGAAAAGTTATTGTAGCGTCACAAAGCTTTTACAACTATCTTGACACTTTGAAAGATAAAAATGGACGCTACTTATTGAATGAACCAATCAAAGATGGTAACGCAACAACATTCTTAGGTGTAAATGTAGTTGTAGTATCCGATAAGATTTTTGGTGATGACAAAGGCACTAAAGCACACGCATTCATTGGTGACCCTCAAAGAGCCGTATTATATGCTAACCGTGCTGATATGTCTTTACGTTGGTACGATGAAATTGCCTACGGTACATACTTGGGAGTAGCAACACGTTTCGATGTAGTTAAAGCAGATAAAGACGCAGGTAAGTTTGTTGAAGTAGATACAGCTACATCTACATCTGCAGTACCTAAGTAGTAAGTGAGGTGTAGTCAATGTACGAAAAAGAAGACTTCAAAAATTATTTAAGAATTAATTTTGATGAAGACGACAAAACAATTGAAAGTTTTTGGCACGGAGCAGAAGAATATATCTGTACAAGAGTATCAATCAAGGCTACACCTAAACTACTTTCAAAATATGAAATGTTCCCAGTTGCGGTTAAATTGCTTGCTACTCAGTGGTATCAGACGAAAATGCCGATACCGCAAAGCACATCAGTAAAAGCCAACACCAATGAAATACCTTTTGGAGTAAACGCATTAATATATTCAATACAAGCGAGGTTTTATAATGATTCTGAATTTGATGAACTCAAAGATACAGATATTAAAAACGGTAACATTTAAACGTCCAGACGGTACAACAAGACAAAAAACGGTGTTGTTTAAAACATTATGGGCAGATGTTACAAGAGCAACGCTAAAAGAATATAGAGAAGTCACGGGAATAGCAGAAGAAAAAGAGAATGTTATTTTTCTAGTGAATTATATGGATAGTAGAGATATTACAGAAAAAATGTTTGTTTTGTTCAATGGAGAAAAATACAACATCAAGGATATCCAGCGAGATTACGAACGATTTGACTGTAATAGAATAATTGGGCGGAGGAATACTAAATAATGACGAATGGTATAGAAGAATTATTAAGCAATGTTCGTGCTTTACGTGCGAAAGGTACTAGAGCACAACAAGACGCCCTAGAAGATATGAGCGGATACTTTCAAGAAGTCCTCCATGAAACAATTGAATATGGTATGCAACACGGGCAAGAAATTCATATCAAAGATGACGTAGCCAGCAGTAAGCCCAGACGAAAAGACGGCGTTATGCAAGTTAAAGTAGGTTTGGCAGGTTCTGCAAGTAGAGGTTCATTGCCAGCATGGTATGCACACTTTGCGGATACTGGTTCGATTAAAAAAGCCCCGACATTCTTTTCAGAGCGTTCAAGACAAAAAGCAACCCCCGAACTAGAAAATATTATTAAATCTAAATTTCGTCAGGAGTTAGGAGATTAACATGTTTTTACCAGAAACAAAAATCTATAAAGCATTATCGACTAGCGATAAGTTGTTAACCTTGATGAAACAGTTAAGAATTGCAGAATGTGACGACAACTTAATTTTTAATCAAGACATTCCCGAAAATTATCAAGTTGCTAACTATGCCCCGATTGTAAGAATTAATTATGTTGGTTGTTCTTACCGTGCTAGTGATAATGTACAAAATATTTACCGCCCCAGAGTTCTTGTTTCTTTTTGGGTAAAGGAATTAGAACAAGGCGAACAAATGTTCAATATTATCAAGAAAATATTGTCTGATATTGGTTATTATCTGTACTCAGAAGACCACGAGGAAGATTTGGATACAGGTGACCAATTAGATAACAAAATGTACGTATTCAGAATGTATGTACATGGTTTAGAAGTAGAAAACGAGGAATAAATTTTATGACAAGATTTGTAAGAATTGGTGCAAAAGATTTTAAGATTGCACAATTAAATGACAAAGGTTTAGTGGTAGGTGATCCGATAGAGATACCAGGAACTACACAAGCCGACATTTCAATCAGTTCAGAAAACACTACAATTGCAGCCGATGATGGTCCATATATGACACTTTCATCAGGTATTACAAAAGTCACTTTAAAATTAAGCAATTACTTTTTACCACCAGAAGCCAAGAAAATTGTGTTTGGTACGAAGTTTGGAGCAGGTATGGAAACATACGGTTCTGATACAGTACCTAACCATGTAGCAGTAATTTTTCAAACTCAATTGAAATCAAACGAAACTCATCCATTGTACATTGGTTTACTGAACGGTGTATTCAAGTTTCCAGATTCCAAGAACAAGACTAAAGGCTTAGGAGCACCAGACCCAGCAACCGAAGAAATCGAGGGCGAGTTTGTTATGCAACAAAGAGGGAAAACTAACACTATTTTAGTAAATGGTTTTTCATCAAAAGAAGATTTCGATTTAACGACATTTGAAAATTATGTAATGCCAAAGACAGACGAATTATTGCAAGCCGCAATTCAAAAATACGAAGCAGCCGTAAAATAATTTATTTTAAACAAAAAGCCGTGTATTAAATAAACAATACTCCGCCGAGGAGCACGGTTGATAGGAGTTATATATGACAAAAGAAATTATTAAATTGTTTAAAGACGGTAAAAAAGTAGTTTTTGAACGTGATTTTGAACAACAACCATTAAACATTGGCGATTTTGTAAACGCCGCTAAACTTGAAATTGCACAGAAAAAATATGCAATCAAGACAAATGACGATCCACTAGATATGAAACCAGAAGACGGTGAAGAATTGGTTAATGCAGATTTAGAGTTTATTGTTAGCTTTTTCCATGACCAATTCAATGTAGAAGAGGCAAGACAAGGAATTTCACCAATTACCATGCGAGAAGATTTTGAACGTTGGTTAGATATGAGTTCAGGTTTACTCAGTCAGGCAGGTAACCCGCAAAAAAAATAAATGTTGAAGAAGTGGAAAGTGCTTATCAAAAAATGCTAAGTGTTTTTAAATTCATGCAAAAAGAATTTCACTACACAATCAAAGAAATTTTAAGCATGAGCAAACTTGATTTTTTAGTTTTCTTAGATAGTTTAACTACAGGAGAAAATACAGACAGTGTAAAAACAATGGCAATAGATGAAGCCTTTCCAGAGTTCTTTTTAGACCCTAATGCAAAAAATCAGAAGAAAGGAGGATAAAAAATGTCAGAAGAATTAGGACACTTATCAGCGACAATTGCACTTGATATACAGCCGTTTTTAACTAATCAAATAGCACTAGAAGCACAAATCAAGCGTACTGATAAATTGCTAGCAGGAATGGAAAGAAATTTTAAATCAGGAGCTACAAAATTAGGAGCAAACAGCATTTTTAAAACGCAAATAGCAGATTTGAAAATGCTATCCAAGCAACTAGAAAATTATAAACATCGTTTTGATGAAGTTAAAAAAGATTTCACAGCTAATAGCAACGTAGAAAATCAGCGATTGTTAGGAACTACAGCCAACAAATTGCAGACTACAGCATTGCATTATGACGCCGTAAGATTAGCCGCCGCAAAGACCTTACAACAGCAAAGACAAATTAATTCTGTTTTTGGTCGTGGTTCACGTATGATAGGCAATTATGGTAGTAAGTTACAAGGTATAGCCGAAAGAATACGTGATACTGGTTCATTTGCAGGTTCAGCGGCGATTGGAGCAGGATTATATAATGCAGTTCAATCAGCAATACACTTTAAGTCTGAAATTAGAGGAATAGCACCGCTTTTATCCGAAGACGGGCGAATAACTAAAGAAATATCCGCAGAATTAAATAAGATGAGTGCTAACTCTTTGAAATGGTCGCAAAAGTACGGAATATCAACACATTCAATCAATGCAACAATGACGGAGCTAGCAAGACGTGGTTTTACCGCTAGACAGGTTTTAGGTTCAATGCCAGCTATCTTGAACGCAACAAGAGCGTCAGGTGAAAGCCTAGAAGTAGTTATGCAAGCGTCAGCGTCAGCAATTGAAATGTTTGGATTAAAAGCTAATACCACATCACAACAAATTAAAAACACCAATCGTGTTGTAGACGTATTAACAGCAGTAGCAAACAAGACAGCGTCAAGTTTTGCAGATATTTCAGCAGGGATGATGTATGTAGGACCAACGGCAGCACAAGCACACATGAAGATTGAACAAGTAGCCGCCGCCTTAGGTGCATTGTCAAACCGTGGTATTGAAGCTTCAACAGCAGGTACAACATTAAGACAAGTTTTAACCAGATTAACCACTGATACAAAGAAAAATCGTGCTAATATGCGGGCGATTGGTGTTGATATTGACCGAATCAAGAAAAAGGGTATAGACCTTCCGTCATTAATTGACCGTATCAATCGAAAATTAAAAGACAAAACACCAACTGAACGAATGGCACTACTTAATCAAGCGTTTGGTAAGTTAGGACAAGGTGTATTAGCACTGTTTCAAAAGTCTAACAAGTCAAGTAAATCAGCAGGGCAAGAATTAAGAAACCTTGAAAACGAACTATACCACGCAGGCGGAGTAACCAAGCGAATAGCCAACGAGATGAACCAGACACCCGAGGCAAAGTGGAAACAGTTCAAGCAAACATTACACGCAACAATGATTGAAGTAGGCGGTAATATGTTGCCAGCTTTCACAGGCTTGATGAAGAATGTACAAGGTTTAGCACAAGCGTTCGCAAAACTAGACCCGAATTTACAAAAAGCAATCGTTGATTTTCTAGCTATTTACGCCGCTATTAACCCGCTATGTCATATAATATCAGCACCAATAGCAGGTTTAGGCAACTTAGAAAGTGCATTCAAGCGATTATATGATTGGGGAGCAAAATTAAAAGGCGGTTCGCTAGTAAGCAATTTACAAAAAGTAGATACACTGATTAGTGGTAGCCAAGGAGTAAAGCAATTAAGCGGAGATATAGCAAACATAGGTTCGTCATCAGTAACAGCAGGGGCGAAAACTGAAGGACTACTTGCTAAATTAGGACGTTTTGTAACTGGTACTGGTAAAGCGTCAGCAGGAGTTGTAGCAACCAGCGAGGGCGTAGAAGCCTTAGGAACAGCAACAGCAGGAGCAACAGCAACAACAGCGACATTAGGTTCATCACTACTAGCAACCGCCGCAGGCTTGGGCGTAGTAGTGGCGGCGTTAGGAGCAACATACGGAGCTTATAAACTATCAACCAACGTGATCATTCCTTACATCAATAAGAAACGTGAGGAAGAAAAAGAGATTAAATTATGGGGACAAGTTGTAGGTACTGAAACACAAAAGAGTATTGAAAGTTTTAGAAAGTGGGCAATTCAAGCCAAAGACGCTATGAACAATACATCATATTCTGCTAAAGATTCAATAGGCAGAATTAGAAAAGCGTTTAATGGTATGAACCGCACAATTAATAATGTTGCTAGCCGACAAAAAAGAGCCTTATCCAGCCTAGCTAAAAAGTTAGGCGGTGACGCGTCAAACCAGATAGGACAGTGGCAAAGAAAAGACGAGAAAGCTACCGAGAATTGGAGAAAACGCCTACAGTATAATCAAAGTTTAGCAACCAAGATAACACAGAACGCCTTACGAGAAAGACGCAAACTAAACGAAGATGAGCGTATAATGCTTAACAATATTCAAAATGATATGACAAAAGCGTTTGTATCTTCATTAGGCGTTACTAAACGGGCGTCAGCTAATATACAAAAGGCGTTAAGCAATACATTTACTCACAAGCTATCTAAAGGGAATTATGCAGAAACATTTAAAGCCTTAACAAGAGCATTAATGAAAACAGGGCAAGCCAGCGTTCAATACCGCGAGAAAATGGCAGAAGTAAGAAAAGCTGAAGAAAAAGGTATCTTATCTCATAGCCGTGCAATTGCATTAAGAAAAACGATTGACCAACAAGATTTCAGAACTAGAAAACAATTACTTGAAGCCGAAATTAATTTAATGAGAAATCAAGGTGAATCATACAAGGAAATTGAACAGAGTATCCGTGGGCAATTCATGGAAAATGGTATGAAATGGGATGGTAAAGCGTTCTCAAGTGCAGTTAGAAATATCAAGAGCCGTGCTAGAGAAATACAATCAACAGTAGCACAAGTTGGTAATAGCATGAGTAGAAATGCCAGAATAGCAGGTAAGGCGTGGAACTCTTTAGTCTTTGATACTAAAACAGGCAAGATTAAAACAAATGCTAAAGAAGTTATTAAAGAGTTTGGAAAAACTAAACGAGGTTGGAACGCCTTAAAATTCATAGCTAAAAACGCAAAAATAGGAACTAACGGTAGAGCAATGATAGCCGAAGCCGCCTTTGCTAATGGACGTTGGGACGCTATGAGTTTTAAAGAACATGTAGCCTTAATAGCAACTCAAGGCGGTAAGAAGATTGCCAAGTCTTTGGAGCTTATGCACAAGTGGAATGCAATGAGTCCAAGAATACAACACGCAATAGCGACAGCACCAAACCAGAATGTTTTAGTTGAACAGTTAAGTAAACTGAAAGAGTGGAACAGTGCAGAACCAGCAGTAAAACAAATACTGGTTAATAACACGACAGGCAATGCCCGAGTTGTAGCGTCCATAATGCGATTGAAACAGTGGAACAGTTTAGCACCAGCCGTTAAAAATGTAATTGTTCATGACCATGCCAGCACTGGTACAATACCAGCATTAAAAAAATTAGGACAATGGAATAAGTTGCCAACACCCGTAAAGAAGTTGTTGATTAAAAATATGACAGCCAAAGACGCCGCACAAGCCTTGAAATCAATTACTGGTTGGAACAAATTGCCAGAAAAGCTGAAGAAAATGGCAGCCAAAGATTATGCTTCAGGTGACGCTAAAAAAGCAACAAATGAAGTTAAAAAATGGTTGAAACAAAGAGCAGGCAACACAAAGCATTTAAAGGCTAAAGATAATTCAACAGGCGAAGCCAGAAAAGCAATAGCAGCCGTTAAAGCATTTGCACGCTTACACAATCAAAAAGTTGTTTTAACTACTGAATATGTAACAATTCACACAACTAAACACAGGAAAAAAGCCGAGGGAACACGAGGAGCATGGTTTGCCAAGCCGTTCGCTAATGGTACGCCTTATGACGGATGGACAGGCGGCGAAGTAATTGTAGGTGACGGACACCGTAAAGAGGTAGTCTATGATCCAGCTATAGGTTTGTTCTCTACACCCGATACTGATACTTTAATGAATCTTTCAAAAGGTTCAGTAATATGGCGTTCAGTGGAGGCGTTTGAGCGTGCGATGTGGTATTCAGGAATTAAGAATTTTCCTCATTTTGCTAATGGTACAGCTAGCCAACAGCTAGTAGCATTAGCGGATAAAATACCAGATAAGCCAGAACCGCAAGCGATTATTCAACAGGATAATTCACATGTAGAAACACAAAAGCAAACCAACGAATTAATAGCAACATTAATCGAACAAAATCAGCAATTAATTAATGTGATTTCTAATTTAGGACTGAACATTAACATTGACGGTAGACGGTTTGCAGACGTGCAAGCAGAGAATAACTCAAAGGCAATTGATAGATATATTAAGCAGACAGGAATGAAATTTAGCTAATGGAATATACGATTGAATATAAAGGAAAAACAAACCTTGATTTTAACCTATATTGGGATACAAGAGATTTTGAGTTAGGCACAGGCTTGCCAAACATTGATCAAAACAGCGTAGCAGGAATTAACGGTACATTGCTTGATTTTAACCGTGCATATAAAAGTTTTGAACAGAAATTTACATTTTACGCAGTATTTAAAGATATGGACGCAAGCGAATGTAAAAGGCAATTAACCAATTGGTTACTAAAAGAACCAGGATATGCACCGTTACGATTTAGCCAAGACCCGAACTATATTTTTAACGCCGCCCCTAATCCTAACTCAATAATCAAATTCCCAGCATATAATAAACGTTTTGCAAAAGTAGAAATAACATTTTTGTTTAAGCCATTTAAATATTCAGTGTTAGGGCGTGAGAATCCATATACATTAACAGCGGGGAAAAGTTATCAATTCTACAACCCCGAACAGTGGAGAGCGTATCCATTTATCTACATACAAAATGGTTCAGGAGATATAGCAATTAAAATCAATGACAATGAATATAAATTACTAGCCGTTGACGGAGATATATATATCGATTGTGCACCAGAAAAAAGTATTGTATATCACGATTTAACAGTGCAAGGTTCAAGAAATCGAAAGGCAATTTTCCCAGACCATAAATTCCCTTATTTTGAACCTAACCTAAATCATGTCACTATCAATGGCAGTTTTGATAAGGCGACAATAACGCCTAATTGGAGGTGTTTATGCTAGATAGACCGATTTTATATGAGAACACCAGCGAACCAACAAACACTTTAGGCTTAGGAGTAATGACAGGCTTAAGAGAGTGGAGAATTAAGTCCGAGCGGAACATGATACCGTTATTTACTGGTTCGCAAGATATTAAAAATTATCTAACCCCCGATATCAAAAATGACCGTGTAATCATGGCAGACGCATCACATAAAAGATTAAATCAGTTGTTCAAGATTGATAAAATCACTGATAAAGTCGATACACGGGGCGTAGGTGTACGACAAATTGAAGCACACCATATAGCAGGCGAATTAATCAAAAACTCAATTACAGGCGATATTATGCTTGTAAATGCCAACCCTAAACAGTTATGGAATGCACTAATGAAAAATTTATCTGCAACAGATATAAGCAGTAAATTTACTTTCCATACTGATATAGCGACAACAGCGAATGTTAATCTGAAATGGCAACAAGTAAACAATTTACAAGATGTATTATTTGGGCAAGGTTCAACAGGAGCTAATGGCACAGACTCATTCATTAAGCTATATAACGGCGAATGGAAGTTTGATAATTTTGATATATATTTTCTCAAGAAAGCAGGGGAAGATAACGGTTTAATTATTCAGTATGGGCAGAATTTAAAATCTTTATCACAAGAAGAATCTATATTGAATACATATACAGCCGTGCAAGGTTACGCAACACAGCAACTAGATGAACCGAAAGCAAACCCGATAACCGATTCAACAGATTATACTGGTACTGGTCTAGTCCAATATTTAGGCAACGGCGGTTTAATCGTTTATCAATCACCGAATGGATTTGATACAGGGCAACGTATTCAAAACGGACAACATATAGCATTAAGCAAGCAATATGTAGACGGCGACAATATTGAGTGGTTACAGTTAACGGACGGTAATTGGGTACAAGGAAAGCATGTTGTAGTCGATAAAAAAGGTAGTTGGATTGCAGATAATGTCACAGGTTCAGGACACATTAAGTGGAATATTTCTAGTGACGGGCAAAGTAACATCTATGAAACTGTAAACGGTGTTATGGTAGCTAACTATATCAACGGTAATATCCCGATTTATACACAACCTACCAAAGACAGCACAAGCAATGGTTCACTAGATACCAACATTTCAAGGTGGAAAGTGTTCTACAAAACAAAAGATAATGACGGGCTAACCTGGTATTGTTTAGGCACTAATCAATGGGTATCTAATCGATATGTGCAGTTTGATAAACAAAGCACATATACATATGAGAATGCCCGAGGAGTAGGAACTGTAGACCATGACACAAAAAATTATCACGGTACATATGAGGGCGTGGCAATATGGACACTACCACATTATGGTTCACCGTCATCAGTTGTTAAGTATGTTTACCATAATCAAAGGTATCAGATTTTCAAGGTAGCCAATAATAATGGTAATACCTGGTATAACTTAGGAGGTAACCAATGGATCGACGGGCAATATATGCGTTTTGATACCAATAACAGGGATGTTAAACCACAAGCACCGTCAGAATTTGGCAATAGCAGTATGCCTACACCACGTTATGCGGGTAAAGTTGTTGTATATGACCATCCTGGTTGGGAACAACAACCAACAGGAACTTATCTATACTCAGGCGATAGCGTAAGGATTTTATCACAAGCCAGAGTTGAAAATGGTATATGGTATCAAACAGACCAAGGGTGGGTAAATGGTGATTATGTAGACTTTAGCAGGGATGAAGATGTTACACCATATGACCCTAGCCAAGATATAGTAGTGGAAACTAAAAAAGAAAAAGTTACATTAACACTACCAGATACATATATAAAAGCACCATTAGCAGACCAATATGAGAACTTAAAAATTTTGAAACAAGATTTTACAGAATATCATATTGATACCGTAGATAAACTAAAAGCCGTAACGCAGGCGTTTATATACGATAAGCGAATAGGTGAACCAGAAACCAACCTCGATATCGAATATTATCAAATGTTGGGAGAACTTGAACACCTCACAGCCGTTGATTTATGCGATAGTGCGACAATTCACTTTGAAAAGCTTGATTTAAACAAAACAGCAGAAGTAACAAGTTGTGAATGGAACGGTGAAAAGCAACGATGGGAAAGTATCCATTTTGGAAAGAAACCCGAAACATTAAGAGATACGCTAGATAAATATCTGTATAAAGCCAACACTGATACAAAAATCAGAGTTGAAAGAAGTCAGAAAAAACTTAGTCAGACCATGGATAAATCAATAAATATCATGTGGGATAAGTTTCATGATGACGCCGCAAGAACATTAGGCGATTTTAATTCAAGACTAGATAAAACGTGGGGACAATTAAACAATAAAATTGGGCAAACACAAGATGACCTAAACGGTACAATTAATAGCAAATGGGGACAGCTAAATGACCAGATAGGACAAACCGCAAGCGATTTAAACGGTAGAATTGGACAAACTGAAAGCGACTTAAACGGTAGAATTGGACAAACTGAAAGCGACTTAAACGGTAAAATTCAACAAGCCAAAGATGAACTGAACGGCAACATCAGCCAAGCCAAAGGCGAACTAAATGAAACATTAGGCGGATTTAGGCGTGAATTTGCTAAAGGCTATAGTGACTTAAGTGCAGAATTGCGAGATACAAAAGTTATTACACAACAGCAAATCGATACAGCAATTAAAAATTACCGTGAGTCAGCAGAGCAGGAAGTTCAAAGAATTAAGGATAATATGGCAGACTATGTGCAAAGACATGTAGAGGACGGCAAAATTGAATATGGCACTAACAAAATCAGTGCTACAACTAATGACGGACACCATATTGAGTTTGGAGCAGGTGGTATTATCTCAACAGACGCAGACGGTAAACCTACTAATATATGGACTTCTGCAGGCGGTTTAAATACTGATTTACTAAATGCCAAGACTATCACGGGGCTAGATTTATATTCAGCTACCATTCATACAGGAGTAATTGACGCAGGTGTTGAAATTCAAGCACCTAGATTAGTAGGTGTACAGATAGACGGTGATTCATTTATCCGTTCTGCTAACGGTGGAGATTACACCGTTATGAGTGCGGCACATGGATTTTCTACAACCAGTGGTTTAAGTGTTGGCGGCGAAACTATGTTACAAGGCGGATTAGGTGTTATGGGGCGTGGTTATTTTGCCAGCGGTATTACATTGGGAGCGGCAGGATCTAGCTATATATCATTGGGTGACGGTTCAGGTTCTATACAGTACTACGGCGGCAGATGGCGAGTTAGTGACGCTAACGGTTCTCATGCGATTTAAAGGAGATTTAAATGAACGAATTATTGGTAAAAGCATTAAACGAGATAGCAAGACTAGAAATGTTATGTTTTCAACAGTCAGTAGAGTTAGACAAATTGCGAGGTGAAAAAGTTGATACCGAAGTTAAGATTAGGAACGGACAAGACAACAACAGCGGTAAACAGAATAGCGATAAGGCAAAGTGACCGAGGAGAAGAAATACACGCCTTTATCACGACAGACACGAACGAACCATACAATTTAAATAATAAATATTTAGTTTTCAAAGAAAACAAAATCACGGGTACAGCAGTTAGAGATAACAATGTAAGTATCACAGACGCTAACAATGGTGAAATTACTTACACACTACATGACGCAGTACACGGGGCGGACGGTGTAGCATGGTTTGATATTGTTGATTCATCTAATGACCAATTAATTGATTCTACAGCAGATTTTTATATTAAGGCACGAGATGGATTAAAATTTACCGCATTAGATGTTAGTTATATGTCTGATTTGGATAAAATCAAAGAGGAATTAGCTAAGCGAGTATCTGAAGAAGTAGACCAGCAAACAGCCGATAAATTGCAACAGTGGAAGTCTAACGTCGATTCAGCAATGCAAACTATGCAACAAAGCTATGCCAGCATTGTAGACGATTTCAATTCTAAATATAACCAGCGATATGAAAGTATTACAAACTCATTTAATCAGGTACAAAGCCAGATTGATACCGCTAACAGCAAGATTAGTGACGCGATAAGTAGTGCTACAAATGATGTAGAGCAAGCAAAAAACTCTATGCAACAGAATTATGCAAATATCGTTAATGATTTTGATTCTAAATATAAGCAACAATACAACAGCATAACAGAGTCATTTAATCAGGTTAAAAACAAAGTTGACGGATACAATCAAGCAGTTCAGGATTTCAACAATAGAATTGATACTACAGTATCCAACGCAAACAACAGATTAGATACTGTAGTAAACAACGCTAAAAACAGAGTTGATACAACTATAACTAACGCAGAAAGCACATTAAAAAACGCTAGCGATAAAGCAGGCGAAACAAATAAGCAACTAGAGCAGTTAGTACAAGACACAAAAGGCAAAGCAGATTCAGTCAATGAAACTTTAGAAAATCTAAAACAGCGTACACAAAAGCAGGAAGAAGATTTCAATAAGGTAGTTGCAGATACCAACACAAAAGTTGATACAGCAATAAGCAAAATACCAGATGAAATTGATAAAAATCTGAATGCCAAAGACGCAAGAGTTCAAGAATTGCAAAATAGCATTACTAAATTAAAAGACGATGTAACAGCGTTTGACGGCAAGACTAAAAAGCAGTTTGAGGATATTGAAAATCATATCAAGGAAGTATCGAATGGCATTGCACATCTAGATTTAAGTAACTATGCAACTAAAGAAGATTTGAAGAAAAGCCAGCCTGATTTGTCTAATTTGGTAGTTGTTCAAGATTACATAGACCAAGATAATAAATATCAACAACCTAGAGAATTTCCAGCAATAAAAAATGAAAAAGGGAAATATGTTGTTGATTTGAGCGGCAATAGTGCAGTATATGATGTTAATCGAATGTTAACCGTAGAAATGCCACAGGTTCATGAAAGTTTGAACAAAAAAGCCGATAAGTCAGAATTGAGCAATTACGCAACAAAGACAGACTTGAACAACAAAACTGAACGACCATTGTTTGAAGCCATGCTGCAAAACTATGCAACAAAGACAGATTTAAACAGTCATCAAGTCGATTTTTCCAAGTTAATAATTCATTATGGCAAACTCAATAAAGACAACAATTACATCCGCTCAGATGAATACAAAGCAACCAAAGACGAAAAAGGTAATTTTGTTTTTCAACTTGATGATGATTGGACACCTTTTAGAACAAAGCAAATTTTGACAAAAGATTTACCAGAGCTTACACAAATGATTATGCAATTACGACTAGACCTAAATAACGCAATTGAAAAAATAAAAGAATTGCAAAAAAATAATACTGATTTTAGCAAACTAGAATTTGTTAAAGATATTAATACTTCTAATGGATATGAATATAGACATGTTTTTTATCCAACATATGATGCTCAGCAAGGAAAATGGGTAATAGACCTATCTAAAGACTTTACAGCATATAAAGTAAGAAAATATCTTGAAGGGGGGGGAGGAGTAGATAAGCCAACACCTCCTTCAGATTCTTATGATTATTAATTAAACAAAGAAAGGAAACAAAATAAATTATGCAACAATACAATTATTATTTTTCAAATGATTCAATTCCATTTGATACAATCACAACAACACACGAATACAAGGAAAATCACTACCCAATAGTGATTACACAACCAGACACAAGCTTGAAAGAGCCTAAATATGATTGGGCTAAAGGTGTTTGGATTGAAAATGCTGCAGAGTCACAAGGTGAAAAAATACAAAAATTAGAGCAAGAAATTCAAGCCTTGCAAGCAGTAAAAACTAAATTAGATAGCATTGTACAAAGTCAAAAGATGATAACGATGTTAACTAATGAAATTGTTAAGAAAGGTGGTATTCAATAATGACAATTCAGCAAATGTTTAAAGAATTACTAAGATTACAACTTGTACTTGGTTCAATGAGTTCTCAAGAAGTCAGACAGTTTGTGCCAACAGGAGCAATTACAGCACAAGACTATAAAGACTTAACAGGGATTGATTACGTTCAATGATTTATGTTTCAGTAATAACAGCGTTTTTAACAGGAGGATTTTTCAGTTTTGTGCAATTTTTAATTAAGCGACACGATGACGAAAAAAATCACGTTGATGAAAAAGAGCACTTAGTAGAAGAAGCCTTGCTAGCAATTTTACACGATAAAATTTACACAGTAGGCACGGACATTATCAGACAAGGTGAAATAAGTACATCAGATATGAGTAACTTAGAGCACTTATATGAACCTTACAAAGCATTAGGCGGTAATGGCACGTGTAAGAAGATTATGGAAAAGATTGATGATTTACCAATCAAGACGGAGGATGAAGAATGTTAAAATTAATTAATGATTATTTACCAACAATTTTAGTGGTGTTACTCTTGATTTCAAGTTACTATAACTTTTTAAAAACTAACGACCCGAAACTAGCGGACAAGGTGAAAGCAGTTGGTGAATTTGCTAATTGGGCAGTAGCCTTACAAAACACATACAAAGACAACATATCAAACAAATTAAAACAACAGCAAGCAGTTAATGATGTGCTTGAACAGTCTAAGAAAGCAGGCTTAAAAATAACTCGTGCCACTGCACTAGGAGCAGTAGAAAAAGCAGTCAAAGAACAAAAACAAGTACCAGCACAAGCAGTAGCAACCCCCGTAACCGATGTACAAGCACCAGCACCAGAGGTTGACAAGTTATGTTAAACGGGATTGATGTTGCCAGCTATCAAAAAAACTTAAATATTGCCAACATTAATTGTGATTTTGTAATTGTCAAAGCTACCGAGGGAGTAAATTATGTTAACCCGTCATTTAGCCAGCATTGCCAGCAAACACTAAGCAGTGATAAATTATTAGGTCTATACCACTTTGCAGATGGTTATAACCCGATATTAGAGGCTAAACATTTCTTGAATGTTTCAGCACCATATATTGATAAAGCCGTTTTAGTTTTAGATTTTGAGGGTAATGTAGTTCGTACAGGTGGCACAGTATGGGCTAAAGAATTTTTAGATTATGTTCGAGAACATGCACATACAACACCTATAATTTACATGGGATTGAGTGATGAAAATTGTTTAAATTGGTACAGTTGTTGCAGTTATCCTTTATGGATAGCACAGTATAATAATTTTATACCCGTTTCAGGTTTTGCCCCCCGTGCTATATATGGCAGTGTAAGACATTTTAAAACAATTAAAATATTTCAATATACATCATGCGGACGATTGAATGGTTATCAAAGTAATTTAGATTTCAATGTCTTTTATGGTGATAAAGAAGATTGGCAAAAATTAATCAGTAGTGATAGTGAGGAGGATATAGAGTTGAGTTATCATCCACTAGTAGATTTTAACGAGTTAGGACGGTTTCTAGTAACCAGAAAAAACGGGGCTAATTTATATAGCACATCAAGACTAGATAAGCCACTAATTGAAAATGGCAGTCCAGCGAAGAGAGCTTACAACACCGCATATAAAATTTTTAAAGCCGAAAATGGAGCAGTTAATGCGGGCGGTTGGTTTAGTCAAGCAGACGGGATAACCAAAATAAACCCTCTAGCAATTAACGAAAACGCAACTGGTATATGCCAAATTGTAAAACCAGACGCATACACACAAAACATACCAGAACCGAACCAAGCAGGTATAACACATCTTGAGTTAGGTACAGCGTGGAAAGTGTGTGGGCGAGTAGGAAAATATCTAAAAGTAGGCAACGAAAAAACAGGTATTTTCATTAGTGCAGATAAAGCGAAAATAGTTTTATAAACGAAAACAACAGACTGATTAGTCTGTTGTTTTTTTTGTAGTCAAAGTGTAGTCAAACAAGCGTAAAAGTGTGCTTAGCATTGATATTACAAGCATTTAGATTA